ACAAAGTATTTAGCTGGTCTGTATAAACCCTCACCACCTGAGATCATACTTCTAAATCTGTTTACACTTGTTTGAGGATTTGCTTTTTGTGCTAATCTCTCTCTTGCTTTTTTAGGATCAAAACCTTTATCTCTAGGCAGACCTATTCTAATATCAAATGGTCCTGGTATTGGTAATCGTTGTCTAATTATTGCCATTAGATAAATCTCCTACTATCTGCATATACTTTACCCTCTGAAGCTTTCTTAAATCTTTGTACTGGTAAGAATATTGCTGTTGCAGCTTCGTCTGCATTTATTCTTAAAAAACCTGTCTGAACATATGGATACAAATACTTTTTGATTGTAGGTTTAACTATACCTAGATTTTTTACATCTGAATAAGACACATCAAACTTTGTATTTTTATCAAAATCTTTATCTGTTGCTGTTGCTTGCATACGTTCTAATAATCTCATTCTTAATAATGGTGGTAGGTAATGAAAGTTCATTCCTATAAACCCACCTGCAAATGCTTCTAAAGGTAATACTAATGGGAATACATCATAGTATGGTAATGTCTTTCTCATTTTAGGATTATACCCAAATAGATTAAGTCTACCTACACTAGGTCGTCTTGCTAGTTTACCTTGTCTAAACAATTCTGTAGCAGTAGTACCACTTGCTATTCTTTTAACTTGTCCTCTGTACCAGTTATTAGAACGGTCAGTATCTCCTGCCTTCATTTTGATTGTGTCAAATACACTTGCCATACTACTATTTATGATGATTTAAAAGGTCTTTAGATGATCTTCGGTGAGTATTTTAAACGTCATATTATGCTTTTTACAGAAAGCAAATGCTGTTGACCATTTACGTCTATTTGTTTCATATGTCAATAATGACTTCTTAAAATACGCTGATTTAATCTTACCTGGTTGTGGTTTTCTTGTCTGATATTTAGGTTTTATTTCTACTATGAATTTTTTATATGTGCCATTAGGTTGTCTGATCTTCATATAGAAGTCAGGATAATACCTATGTGGTCTGTTATCTACACCTCTATAAGGTATAAAAAGTTCTTCACTACCCCATTCTACAATCTGTCTAACCTTATCACAATAGACCATAAATCTTTTCTCCCAACTAGACCTATAGGTTATGTTCTTTACGTTGCCTTTGTATTTTTGTGGATTAAGTGGCTTGAATAAGCCCTTATATGCTCGTCTATCTATATTAGGTAATTTTTTAAACTTCATTGTGATGTGGGTAGCCCGAAGGCTACCCATTTGAGAAAGTGAGAGAGATAGATATTAGGAATTGTCTTCAGCTAATTTACTAAAATACGATAGATCATCTCCATCGTTAGACGTTTCCTCTTTCTCTACGGCACCGTTAGAAGACTTTGGTATGTCATTGCTGACAGGTGGGAGGTCAATGTCTTCTACGGACTCCGTACTTCTTGTTCCAGTAAGAACCTTATTCAGTTTCTCTTTGAGTTCATCATAAGATTTAAAATTACTTGGATCAACGAAGGCCTTTAGAGCGTATTGAGATTTCCATATTTTGTCAATCTCCTCATCGGTAGGTTTTAATCTACTAACTGGCTCAAATTCAGATTTATCATAGTTCCAATAACCATCTACTTTTCTGATTTTTAATTTGAAGTTAGCACCTTCCCAAAAGTCAAATGGGTTTACTGCCTTCTCATCTTCAAAGTGAGGGTTCATCGCTTCTGATAACTTGTCAAAGATTTTCTTACCATATTTGAATAAGAATACTTTGCCTTCGTTCTCAGGATGTTTAGGATCGCTGGCAACATAGATGTTAGAATAGTAAGATAGTTTTCTCTTTCTTTTTCTAGCAATCTCTTTGTCTGCTTCTACGCCTGTATTCCACAATCTAGTGTTTTCTTCACTAACAGGATCTTTTTGATTTAAAGTTGTTAAAGAATTTTCAATATACCATTGACCACCTGGTCCTTGAAACGCATGATTCCAGACTCTTTGCCATGGCATATCTTCGCCTTCTACAGCAGGTAAGAATCTTAATACTGCATAACCATTGCCTGATTTATCAAGTTCTGGTTTCCATAACCTATCGTCTTGGTATGATTTTTTCTTTTCTGGTTGTTCGATTGATTTTTCTAACTGTTTGGTTAATATGTCAAAGTTAGATTTTGACTTCTTTAGATTTTCTAATGCACTTGTCATTTGTATGTATCCTTTGTATGTATTGTTGTATGTATTAATTTAAATATTATAGTATTATTTATAATCGTTTTCTCTATCCTTTGACCATTTTTTCACTTCTTCTTGTTTAGTCTTTTCATCATAACATGCCTTTGGTAGAGACTTATCCTTTATGCACTTTTTTAAGCACTCACATGTGGATTGTATTCTATCTAATACTTTGTATATTATTTCATCAAACATAGTCTCATTATATCACCATTTACTCATCTTGTCAAGCAGTTGTGCCTGTGTCATATATGATATAACACCCTTATCTGCCCAGGTTGCCCATTCTTTCATAGGTTGATTAGTAGGTAATTCGTTATCCTCTTTGTTTACTTTAAAAAACTTGATATTCTGATTCCATGCAAATAGATCATACCATTGCCCTACCCAATTTACATGAGGTGTGGGACCATTTTCTTTTGCAACATAATGTTTTGTGCCTGCAAATAGATTATTAACCTTATCGTCATCTGAAACTAAATCATGTCCTATCAAATACACTTCGGTAGGTTTTTCTTCCTTACAAGCGACAAACCCAGCAGAAGCGCCACAGGCCCAACCATGGTCTTTGTATTCTGACCAACACTCTCTAATATCTTTTGAGTAGTCAGGTTCTTTGATCCATGAAACATATAACGAGCTGTGATTAATCTTTTTCTTAATTATCTCTCTATCACCTCTAGGTGTTTCTTTCTGAGCATTTTTTAATATCTTTACTTGACCTGCTAGATTAGCACCGTGCATAACAAACTCTTGTGATGTGCCTCTATCATTCTCTGTAACCACATCATAATCTTTTAGTTCTTCTAACTCTTGTTTGCCTAGCATACCTTGTACTAAAGACTCGTACATTGGTGATGGTACTTTAGTCCAGTTTCTAAACCAACAAGGTATCTTATTTGCTATGCCGTTGTGATATATTTCGTGTATTACACCATTGTCAACTGCTGTTAATACATCTATTTTGTCTAATTCATCTCTCCATATGGCATTACATCCGTACACTCTACCATATTTCTTTAATGGTGTCAAGTCAAAATCTTTTCTACTCTTACCATTACCTATTAAAAATACTTTATCCATAATAATAATTTAATATACCCATAGAATAGATAGCAAGTGATATAGCATTTAACACAATTAAGGATCTGTCATGCCATAACATGCCTACAATTAACCAACCTATAAACCCTATAATAGCAATAAACATGTTTAAAGGAAACAATTCTACTGCTGTAAACATCATAGCAATAATTAATATTATACTACTTGCCCACTTGATGTACCATGATAAATCACCTTTTGGTGTAACCTTTTTATAAACTCTGCTTGAGTTTAGTTTAGCAATCTTATCGTCTAATTTTTCTCTTATTGGTTCAATTGTCATCTTTTCTTCTTTGTTATATGTTGATAGTCTATGTATTGGGAACACCATTCATAAAAACTATCATTATTTGAAGGCCAACATTTAGCAAACACTTTATCTTTTCTATGTTCCCTATATTCTGCTCTTACTTCTTCCTCTGTTAACTTCTTTTCTTCACTCACACAAATACCTCTTTCATAATAAACTTACATTTAGTTAAGTTAATCTTAACAAAAGGACTTAACTTGGCAATCTTAAATGACTTTTCAGGCCATATAATAGTCTCTTTGATTTCTTTATCCCAACGATTAACAAACGACAGAATCTTGTCAAAGATGATGAACGATTGAATTGAGACTTTCCCCGATAGTAATAATCGTAGCATTCTAGGATGTTGTCCATCAACCACGCTGAAGACATCATCAAAACGAATATTATTATTGCTGATGACATTAACAATAACATTGCAATCGCTTCTAAAATTGTACGACAAAGATTCATTATATTTTTTCCACTTGTTATAAATTGTGTCTCCATCTGCTCTTACTAAATCTCCTACCCATACTTTTGGTTTGTTAGCAAAATTACTTACATAGTAATCTATTAAGTTAATACCATATTTAGTTGCTAGTTTATGAAAGAAAAATCTATCATTACGTTTTAGAAAAGCATTTAGACTAGAATTTACTTTAGCATTATGTTTGAAATAGTCATAATTAGGTGTGGTAAAATGCAACTTAATAGCAAGGTATAGTGTGTATGCTTCATAACTTGTCATAAAGGTAGGATAGCTGTACTTGACTTCTCTATCAAGTTCAACTTCTCTGCTTCTAATTGTAATTTTTCTTTTAGAGATTTGTTTATTAATGGTCCAACACTTGCTGTGTCTATGTCATTTTCTTCACAAAATTTTAAGACAGCATCCATATATGGTATTTTTTTCTCTCTTACCATTGCCTCTATGGTCATGGCAAACTTTTTACTATTCATTAACATTATAGGTTTCTAACTATGTGTTTTCTTAATGCTCTTGTTAGTTCTTCTATTTTATCTATTATAGAAATTAGACTCGGGTCTGTTATGTACTGACCTTGTTCTTTTAATTTGTCGTATTCTCTTAATGGTATTGTTACCGTAGATTGCTCATTCTCATAAGTCATATCATGCTCATGTGTATCTTGGTCAAAATTTTCACTCATAATTACCTCACTTTATTAATATATTATATCAGATTGTGCTATAATGTCAAGCCTTTTTCCTTCATAATATTAGGATTAAGAAGTAGATTGAAAGTTCTAAAAACTATACAGACATCTGGATCTGTGGGTGTGCTTACTGTAGCAAATGTTTCTGCTGTTTGTTGTTGTAGATAATAGGTTACAATATAAACTATCTCACCATCAGGTTGACCATTTGCTCTACCATAACTAATACTCAAAGGCATAAAACCTTTATCTCTTGCCCAACGATCTATTTCTTCAGGAGCTGCACAAACAACTGGCACTTGATTCCAGTAAAAATTATATTTTTCAATATCTGAGTCTGTCTCTTCGGCGAATACTACGCTAGTTAGTAAGAAAGTTAGGATAAGAAATAGTTTTTTCATTCATAACTATTTAGTTATTTCTACTAAATTTTCTTTATGTCTTTCTAAAAACTCTTGTGTGTGCTTATAGAATAGCTCTTGGTGTTCTTTGATCTTGTCTTCGGTATGTAACCACTCTTGTACTTCACCACTTTCACACGTTGCTAATACAACAGTTTGCTCAATCTTCTTATCAGGATACATTTCTTCAAACATTTTAGCATATGCTGAACATTGTAAGAAGTTACCATAATTGTAATCTGCGTCACGTCTTTTTGTAGAGGTCTTAAAATCTATGATAGATAGTTTACCTTTGTACTCTGCGACACAATCGACCTGACCTGCAACACCTATCTCTTTTGAATATAGGTATTCTTCTAGGCAATTAATATTTTCAATTCGTGCTAGATATGGTTTGATTAGTCTGAATAGACCTAGGGCAACTACGTTGGTTACACCTACGTTCTTGTCATCTTCATTATTAAGATGATTCTCAATTAATTTGTGGGTTGATTTACCTCTGTTTGTTGAGGTCACAGAGATGTAGTTAGCCATTTGTTCGCCAACAGCTTTACGCCATCCCATTATCTTTGCTTTTCTTTCTGGTATGTCACCAAGAATAGAAGTCACGGAAGGCATATTAACACCATCAATGGTATAATATCTTATACCGTGTTGGTTCTTACCTTTCACGCCTAGACTTTTAGGCAAAACAGATTCATTTAATTTTACATGTTTAAACATAATATACCTTCCTTATTATATAGCTACATCTTAACACAAAAATCGGCTTGTGTCAAGCGTTTAATTACTAGGTTGACCTTCAATTCATTAACGAATCGTTAACATCATCTGTTGTAGGGCCTTTTTCTGCACTATACTCCTTTTGATAAGAAGTTCTGCCGTCTGATCCTTTAATTGCTCTCAAATATTGTTTTCTATTATCATCTGCGTTCTTATAAGAACAATGGACCCAACCGCTATTTGGTTCTTCTGGTTTCCAAAACTCTAATATAAGTTGGTCAAAGTCTAGGTTGTCAGCGATATAGTCTGCTAATTCTTTATTTGACAATCCATAGATTTCAAAGTCAGCAGCCTGGCCTGAAGCATGCTGTGAAGTCGTGCTTGAGCCAATTGCTACACATAAATCTGGTGATCTAAATCCTGATGAAATAGAAACTACTTTACCAAAATGATCTCTAATCGGCTGCAATACATGGTCACATAATCTTTGTAAGTTTTCTATGTTGTCTTCATTAGGATTATTATTAATTCCTTTACGCTCAGCTGTCTGACTTTTGATCATTTCTGCTAGCGAAAAGTTGTTAGATAGTTTCATATTATCCTCTTGTTAGTTTTAGTAATTTGTCCATCTGAGCCTTGATGATTGGTCCTCTGTTAGGCCAATGTATATAAGGTTCATTAGACTTTGAAAGATTATATAAAAATGGTAACATAATCTTTTCAATCTCTTTAAATCTTTTTTCTGCTTCTGCGTCCTGTATCTCCTTGTTCACACTTTCCCGTTCAGATACAATTTGCATAACTTCGCTCATCATTGTTTTAATTGATGACACATCACTTTTTACTTTTGATATTTCTAGGTTAGTAGTATTTAAATCTTCTTTACCAACAGCAGGTTTTGTAGTTTCCTCTGATGGTTTAGTTGACACAGGAGTAAAACCATAATCTGTATTAGTATCAAACTCACGCATAAAATCTGGCATATCACTCATTAGTTTCCTCCTTTGTAAATTGGGTTTTAATTACTTGATTTACTATTGTTGAATAAGGGTTAAAATTGTAGTCTTTCATTGTACAATTTGATAATAGAAGTCCTGCAAATAAAAAGGGCAGGACCTGATAGCAGGTTTTTCCTGCCCTTTCAAACAATGAGCGGATTGACTTACTCGACTCTGGTTTACGACCGTTGCGTTTCAGTTGCTCGCTCTGCTCTACTTTATTATTTAGATTTTGCAAGTCGTTTAGCGACATGTTTTTTTATCACTCTCTCTGTTTGTACCTCTTTAATAGTACGTTTTCTGTGTTCTTTTGCAAGAGCACTTCTTGGATGTGCTTCTGCAACTTTACTTAATACTTCTTTAAACCCTTGGTCATTCTTATGTGTTATACCTTGTATGCCACCAACAATATTAACTGTATGTACTTGTTGTTTTATATGTTTATTCTTTTTAAGATAACTCTCCATCTCTGATATTGACATCATCTCATCATAAACTTTACCAGTTTTTTTATTTTCAAATGTGTAAAAGGGCATTTATTTTAGGGTTAAGTGATAGCACAATTGACTTGTGGTTTCTAGCATATCTTCTAGTATGCTTTCTAAATCAATTTGACCATGTATTTCTTTTGCAGCTGCATTTATTCTGTCTGAGGTTTTACATACCTCTGAACAGACATCAGCATTATCAGCATAGTTTCTAATACCTGGTCGCAACTCAGCACTAAAGGTTATTCTTTCATGTGTTTTACCTTGATAAGTTTCAACAAACCTATCATTCAGTTCATTAAACTTTGTATAAAACTCACCTAGTGCTTCGTGTTCAGCATATGACTTTGTACCCCAATGATATGCTTGAATATCATTAAGGAAGTTCATATTCTTTTGTATAAAATCTATCATATTATTATTTATAACTCGCATAAACAACAAAAAGTAAGCATAAAATAAACCCTACAATCAATACATGATTGCCTAAATTTAATAAACTACTTCCTACTGTTTCGGGATTTTTTGGATCTATTATTTTTTTCATTTAGTATTCTACCATAATTAGGCCACCCAAACTTTTCGTGTGACTCACCTACATAACGCCATCTTATAACGCCTGTATTAGGATTTCTTTCAAATATCTTTTCTTTGTTCATTTTATTCTCTTAAAACTCCCCTTACCTTTTTTAGGTTGTACTACTCTTGGTTTATACTTTGGTGTTCTAACATCTTTTGCCATAGGATTAGTTTTAAATATACTATCAATTTTTTTTTTAATCCCTTTAAACATTTTATTTATCTATGATACCTTGTATATCTGTTTCAGGCATTAAGAAATATTCTTTATCATCAACTTTAATTTCTTTACCTGCAAAAGCAGCAAACTTAACTTCGTCACCTACTTTAACTGTCATTGTTAATCTCTCACCAGTGGTTGATTTCTTACCAGGTCCTACTGCGACAGCAATACCTTGTTGAGGTCTTTCTCTAGTGGTCATAATTATACCACCTTTTGTTTTTTCTTCATCTTTGTCCTCATAATCTATAAGAACATTATCACTTAACGGTTTAAATGTTAACGCCATTTTGTACTCCTTCTTTGAACCATTGTGGCATTTTTGATGGTGCCTTCCATGTTGCAAATCTAACTTTTTTCATTATATAGTATTTACGATAAGACGCAACTGAATCACCTGGCACAATACACTCGTCTGGCATTGCTGGTGTAGCGTCTGTCGCTAATGCTTTGATGTTAATATTCTTTGGTGGTTGTTTTAACAACTCACCTAATTTCTGTACAGCAAGATGGTCTTTTGTATGATTGTACCTTGACTTATATTCATCATTCATCGCCATCATGTGTTTATATAACCATATGTAATTGTAAGCAGACTTAATAACCCATTGTGTACTAGGGTGTCTTAACCAACCTGCTTTGTAAATGATTGCTTCTTCGTTAGGATTTTCTAGTCGCCATCTTTTAATCTTACGACCATTTTTAGTTTTGTCTTCATATGGTGTACCGTCTAATACTCTTTTAGCAGTACATAACATTTGAGCAGACTCTAATATCATTTTAACAATATGTTTATCACACATCATCTGAGCCGCTTTGACTGGATCTCTATCTACATAAAATATATTCATTAGTGTACTAACCTTCTCATTACATAATCTCTCATATCATATTTTTTAGCAAGATCAATTAGTTTATCAAACCACATTTTTTTCATATCATCATCTTTAGCGTCAGCACATGCCTTTGCTAAATTCTCTAGTCTTTTGATTTTATGACCTTTTACTCTATCTACATCATTTTTTGTCATTGTATCTATCATTATATCACTTTTTATATATCTAGTCAAGCACTATTTTTTCTCATTCCAGTCGTATATTTGATTAAGTTTTAGTCTTATTTCATCTGGATCATCACCAAATTCTTTGACTAGGCCCTTATAACCTTTTAATTTCTTATTTGATTTTTGAAGTGCTTCGATTCGTTTTTCTAAATCTCTTTTTTTAGATGTTTTAGCATATTCTTTTTTACTCTTCCATTGTCTTAATGATATGTTAGCAGCAATCAATAGCAATACTGCAAGTGGGTCAAATACAAATATGAGTATTAATATAACAATTCTAACAGCATGATCAAAATATTGTTTTGCCTCATCACCATATATGAGTTCAGCAATATACTTGATAGGTCCTACCTCTGCTTCAATTTTGTCTTGTTCTAATTGTAAACTTGCTTTTTTATTTGTAAGTTCAGCAATCTTATCACTAGCACTATTGATTGCTTCATTTAAAGCATTACGTTCTTCTTCTTGTTTCTTACGTTCTTTTAATCCTCTAGTCACATATTCTTTATCAATATAAACTTCAAGTGCTTTATCTAAAAGCGTTATGGTACTCTGTGCTCTTTCAATAATTAAATTTTGTTGTGATATTTGTTTATCAATCAATTCTATTTTTATATTATTACCTGAAGTAGGTTTAACTTGATCTAGGTGTGCCTTAGATAAGAAACCAAAGATACCCATTGATGTTATGAATATTAAAATTATGATTGCTGAGAATAGATATGCTTTTAAAAGTCTAGGTATATTTGCACGCCAATTATGATACAACCATGAGGCTGCAACTAATTTACCTACTTCTAAAGCAGTACCCATTGCAACAATAGGTATAAACGCACCAGCAAATAATGTTGCTAAACCAAGTATAGAATACCCAGCAGCAATTACTGATATGCTTATTGCACTTATAAATGTCAGTAGTGTTAAGAACATGTATTATTTATTTGTTAAATACTTTTTTTTGTACCATTTGTAGAAAGTTTTATCTGTAAATATTTCTACAATTTCACTAGCAGGTACTTGATCACTTCTTATACATTCTGCAAGTGACTCATATTCATAGGTATCAACCTTACGAGTCATCTTTTGTTTATTCTCACCCATTGTTATTATAGTTCTATTCTGTTTTGATAAACTCATTGACAATCATCTCCATATTGAACACCTGGCATGATCTTATATAAATCTTGCAAAGGACCTGTTTCTTTAATTTGTTTTTTTCGTTCTTGTTTTTGATTATAATTAATCACTAAAAAAACAATTGTAAAACCTATCATAGTAATTGTCATACCAAACAAAAACATTCCTATTCCATATTGTGCTGTCATTATTTCTCCTCTAGTTTTCTTATTTTAAATATCATTCTAGCAACTCTTTTATCATAGTCTTTAGTTGTAGAAAATTTATCTAATTTTTTAATAAGTTTTAATGCGTCAAGTTGCTCATTCTTTGTTAGCATACTTGCTCTTAATTCTCTAAACTCTTTATAGGCAGAGTGATTGTTTAATAGATCAATATAATAATTAACACTATCACATTTACTGGCAAATACTTTTACACCCCAACCAGGCCACTTTGTGACACCTTGTGGTAATAGATGTATTGTTTCTTTGTTAAATGTTCTTATACCAAATAGATTGTTACCTTCGGTAGCAAACCTTGATTGACCCCAAGCAGACTCTAATGCTGCCTGACCTATAATCATCTCATATGGTACTCTCTTATCTTTAGGCAACGTAAAATTTATAAAATTAATACATTTGTGCATTGCCCTTACAAATTGAATATCATTACTATATGTAAATTCAGGTTCTTGTAAATCCATTGCCTTAATTTGATTCATATAAAATATGTCAAGTTCTAAATTAACCTTTGCTTTTGCTGACTTGTTAGGATTATTTGTACCCCACCAATAGGTTGCTGTCATCAAAGCCATTACTGCAAAAAAGACCTTAGTATAAAACCAAGCCTTATTCGCTAAATTATGCCAATTAAATTTTGCCATCTTTAACTACCTTCTTCAAGTCTTTTACTGACTTCTTTTTATCAATCATAACATCATACCATTTAAATCTAACCTTATGTTCATTTGATGGCCCGATAAGTGGCACATCATATTGTCTTTGAAAAGTTAGAAGACCTTGAAGATATAATGTCACTAACAGGTCCATTATGCCTTTCTTATCTGTATGGTCTTTAGGTACCGTAGGTGTTTTAAAATAACCTTTACCTTTAATTAGTTCGTTTAAAATGTCTTTGTGTTGTTTCAATAGTTTCAATTTGACCTCCTTACATAATATTCATAACCGTGACTACTAAATTTCTTTTGCGTGAATACATATTCACCAGAGTCTTGCAACTCTCTATATTGTTTAAATATTTTTTTTGATGTCTTACCAGGATAGTTCTCTAATATATCCTTATGTAGATGTCCTGTATAATAATTGTGCCATGTTTTGTTGTCACAACTAACAATCTTTTTAACACCGACTTTGATTTGATTTTTTAACCACACGTCCATAATATATCTTTCTTTTATAATCTTAAGCCAACATAATTGACTTTAGGTTCAAAGGACCAGAATATGTCATTGTGGTTTCCTGTATCACCTAGGTTTTGCATTTGGTACAAGTGTACCATTTCATGGACTAAAGTATCCAAAAAATCTTTTTTATTAGGATAAGAAGGTAACATCTCTAATTTATAGAGTCTAGTACCTGCTCTTTTCCACTCTAATACTACTACTTGACCTATACATTTTTGTCTAGCAAGGTCTTTAATTTCTACCTGACCGAACGGCGATAGTTTGCCATTAAACAGAGCATTGTTTAACATCTTAAAAAAGTCTTTTATATCCTTGTACTTTGTAATATATTTTCTTGTAGTACAAGTTTCTTTTTTAAGTTTACGTTTTAACTTTAATGCTTTTGATTTTCTAGTAGTTTTTTTTGGCACTATTTTTATCCTCTCCTTTAAAAAATATTCCCATAACTAAACAAGCAAGAATTACAATAAACAATTCTTGTGGTATTAAAGAGTAAACTATTTGAAGTGACTCGTTGATTAGACTAATTGCATCCATCATTCATACCACCTTTTTCTAATAGTTTACATTTGTATTCATGGTCTGCCTTTAATCTCATATCAGAAGCAACGCCATCTAATATAGCAGGTAAATACATTTGAAGAATAGAGATAGACTCAATCATAAACTGATGAGCAACTGCCTCTAATTCTTTTTCCATAATATAAGATATGTCTATATCAGTACCTTTGATAGTTTCTGATATAACATGACCAACAACTGCGGTTGTCTTCTCATCTGCCTTAACTGAATTATTTAAAGCAGTAAGACCGAACCACAAAATTGCAAGAAAAAATATAAGTTTCTTCATTACTGCATACTCTTTTGTAGGTCTTCTTTAGCATAGTATAAAACTTCACCGACATTCTCATGGTTGATGTCTAGTAAGTTTACATTATCAACATCCATGATGTCTTTTATAGCAGTTTGTTCGGTGATTAAATTATCTGTGTAATGTTTGATAATCTTATCAACTTTAACTTCAGCTTCATTTGTGTAGTATTGTTTAACTTTACTCATAACTATTTATTCCCTTTCATATTGTAAGTATTAATTGTTTTCATACTCATATATTATCAGAGTTTGGTATAGTAAACAAGCAAAAAATGGACTATTTTGTCCGTTTGTTTTGTTGATAGGCAAGGGTTTTTAGGGTGCGACAATCTGAACATCTAAATGTTCTCTGTTTGTTCTACACCCTAAGGTTGAATTATATCGAATCTATGCTGTTTTGTAGTCGTCATTCCAACCAAATGCTTCTTTTACAACAGCGTCTGTTAGACCTTTGTATAAGTTGTTCAGGTTCTTTTCTTTTGTAGCGACTAATAACTTCGCTTCATCAGCATGTAAACCTTCTAGCATTTGTATATACAACATCTCTTTTCGAGTTTTAGTTGTTCTTGTATCAGCGCCTTTAACAAAGTGCCATAATCTTTTTGACTCTGTATATAAAAGTGTATGCTCTGTGCCTGCTGGCGCTTCATTCACTTTGTATGGTGGACTACCTTCAGGTAAATCCCATTCAATATTAGGGTCAAAAGCACCTTTTAAGATTTGTCTCAAAGGTACTGAATCATTTTGTTTAAGGACTTTTATTTTGTCCTCTTTCATTTTAGCGTTATTTACTTTTGTTAAAATTTCTGATAATAATGGAGCAGATGAACCTGCATAATCCATTGATTGTGTTGTGTTAGTTGGCATTTTTATATCCTCATTTTGTTATGTATGTAGGGCGAAAAACGCCCTACATTTATTTATGCGTATGAGAAATTACGCTTTGTAAGCATACGGAGTTCCGTATAACTTTTTGATACCAGCAGCGATAATCGCTTTTGTAGGTACACCCATTCTGTATGAAGTACCTTTAGCAGTTTTGTTGATGTAGATCATATTGCCTTCTGATCTTAACGTGTCAACTAATGCTCTTGGTGATACCAAGTCAAATTTGTTCCTTAGATTTTTCCAAGTCACAGACTCACCTTTAGATAAAAGATTTAATACCTTTTGTCTTTTTGATAAAGTTTTTCTGCCTCTTCTTTTAGCAGTTTTTACAACTCTCAATGAGTCATTTGCGAATAATGATTTAAACATTATATTCTCCTTTTATGTTGGCATGATTAGAGTTAATAAGTTTGCCATTCTTAATAACTATCCCAAAGTGCTTTATGGAATTCTTAAAACTTGTCATAGTCTATTGTGATAGCATATAGGTCTTGTCCTGAACCTTTTGTCATCACAGCCTTATCTGTTTTAGTTTGTAGAGGATGTTTTATCTTTTGTGTTCTTAACATCATAGATTTTAATGCCTCTGATACAAGTTTATAATCTCTTAAAAAATTCTTATCTGTTACCTTTATATTCTCACTATGTAATTTTATTAAAATATTTTCTGTAATCTCATCACACATCGCCTGACAATATATCTTTTGGTGTTCTGTTTGTATTCTTTTTTCCATTGCCTTGTCTTGTTCAGGCGTTGTGGGTCTTCTATACTTCTTTGGGAAAGGTATAATATTGTCTGTTGTTTTAGCCATCTGCATTTATCTTTTCACCTTTGAAGTTTACTAAACCTTTATCGGTATAATATTCAACTAGTTCGTTATAACCACCGATATGTTTATCATCTATAATTATCTGAGGCATAGTTCTCACTTGTTTACCTACGGCCTCAAATAACTCGTCTGGTGTTTTAAAGTCTTTACCAAACATCTTTTCTTCGTACTCAAAGCCTAGATTCTTAACCATAGATTTTGCCTTTTCGCAAAATACACAATTAGGCTTTGAGTAAATAGTTATCTTATCAGACATTATTGTTGTACCACTTCTACTTCAACGTCTTTATAAGCCTTCTCTGCAAGTTCTTTTAACTTGTAAGCGTCAACAACACTATCAATATTGTAGTTGTACATCTTATTAAACTCACCTAGAGGTAATCTTAAACCAATCCATGCACGGTAGTATCCGCTTGTAGTCATGGTTACCTCTTGAGCGAATACTTCATATCCTCTCACTGGTGTGTCTTTGATATGGTTTACAAGAGCAGACTCAACGTCATTTACTATTGTTTTGTTTTGAGTATTACCTAGTTCAGAAACAAATATTTTAATCTTTTTATTCATTTCACCTTTGATAATATCAGCCATTTCTGCTTTCGCAATCATCTTTGCCTTGTCAATTGCAAGTTCTAAAGATGGTGAAACAGCACTACCTACACCGTAGATACATTGTTTATTTTTAGATTTGCCAAATCTCTTTTTATCACATGCCTTATTTTCTGCAATATCAGCCATATACCAAGCAGGCACTTTTTTAACAGTATTGTTGCCTTCTTTTTTTATTTTATATGTTGATGATGTACAATTAGTCAGTAATAAACCTAGACTAGCGATCATTATATATTTGAGATATTTACTCATTCACTTTCTCCTTCACATTATTATACACATTATACACTATTTCTTTAGTTTTGTCAACAGCCTGTGTATTATTAACTGTTGCAACAAAAGGATCCCATGTAAAAGCGATACAAACCCACGCAAATACAAGGATAACTGCGGTCTTTATCATTTAAGTATCTTCCATTCTCCGTTTGGTTTTAAACAAGCAGTACCAGGTCGTTTGAACCAACTATCTGGTCTTGCATATTTCCGACAATACAACGGTGCATTATCATCTTTGTAATAGAAAGCAGCAAATAACTCCCAATATCCTGGTTTTTTTGCCTTTTCTAATTCTATTTGTTTTTTCAACTTCTCTATTTCTTCATTCTTTGTTATACCAAACTTTGTATCGCTACAATGTAATTCTTCTTTTTTAATTATGTTATCGCCTTCTTGTTTTATAATGACGGTTACAAAACACCATTGACCGTCAGGTGTAACCCAACGCTCTTTTATATTTTGACTCATAACGTCTTCATCTCTTGTAACCTTAATTGTTCCTTCACTTGTATTCACAACTGATACAGGATAAATATTACCTGATAAATCACCATTCTCATTTGCAAATAGATATGTACAGACTAATATAAAAACTATACTGTAAAACATTAACTTAATATATGTTCTTGGATCAAATGGCATTATTGTATCTGTACCCTTCCGTCAGGCATAATACATGCCGTACCAAAATTTGTTTTTCTAATAGGGCCACTTGCAAAATAAGCAACAGGCCATGATGGTGTAATATTAATTGTTGACTCATAATCTCTACATTTGATAGGTCCTTTGTACCAAGTATTAGTAGTTTTAATTATACCTGAATTTTTAGTATTAGGATTAAACCAGTTAGTAATATTAGGTTTGTTAGGAGCACCAATTAAGTGATCTACAAAATATTTCTTATGTGTATTAAAGTCATCATTCCAGATTTGATCTGCACCTACAATCGCACCGACAGAGGCACAGGCAGCAATCGTTGTAGGGTCACTTACAACACCTGCACATACACCACCTGAAGTAATTGCACCAGCAGAAGCACCAGTAGTAGAAACCATATAGTCTCTACTTGAACAATTAGTCAATAATATTAATAATAATAATGTTAATATTTTATTCATTAGTTAAGTTTCTTTTTCTTTTCTTCTTCTTCTTCTCTTTCTTTTTTCATCCAGTAAGGTTCAATACCGTGTTTTTCATACATGTACATTTCAGGATTTCCTGAGGCATACATTTTAATTAAGTTATCAAATTTAATTTTGATACTTCTATATTGATTCGGATGTTCTTTTTTTGCGTCAACATGTCCTTGCAAATATGCAATTGTGTGAGCGTAATCGTTTTTCTTTTTCTTTGAGTCTTTGTTTTTTACGATATTAAATTCTTCGTAAATCATTTCTTTAGTCATCATAATGTTTATCCTCCACGTTTGTTAACATTTATTAATATAATATCACCTTTGTTCTTTATTGTCAAGCATAAAAAAAGCATTGATTTTACTAGGTTTATAGAAGAACAAAGCAAGAACATTAACCTATTTTTCGTATTTTCCCTTGTCATTTGCAACTAATAAACATTCAGATTGTATTGATTCTATTTGAGCGTCTATTTCTGCGTCTGCTGACTTAGGAGTTTCATACTTCATCTTCCTAAGTCTATCAGACATAACTTTTAAGGAATCTATCTTATCGCAAAAATGACTAATTTTGTGTATCATTTTTACTTTTAAAGATTTGATTCCAAGGCCACTTCTTTTTCATCTCAGCAAATGAATTAGCCTGATATTCTTTTATTTCTACCCACTCATTCTTTACATGATTGCCTACTGCATTAGGTACATTAGCAACTGAATTAATAAAATCAGATGGTTTTACTTTATCATCAGCATTTGCCATGCTTATTGATATTACTATTACTGCGACTAATGAAGCAATGAATAGTGTTGTACTTTTCATATTCCACATTATGTTTTTCTCCCCATTGTGTTGAAATCAGCCTTATCTACAATTTGATAATTACCTTTATTGTAAGCAATGCCGATAGTTTTACCTTCAGGTAGTTGTATTTTTGGTTGTTGTCTTTTAATACAAGCACCTGGGATTCTATCACTTGTTGGTATAGAATTTCTTTTAATGCCATTAATATCTAACGTATAATCTGGTCTTTTAAAACCAGTTAGAGTCTTTGTAAAAGACTCTCTATTAATCTTTAACCACTTAGGTCTATTCGTCTTCTTCTTCTTTTTCACGTTGTTTCTGTTCCTCTACAAAACCCTCATGTAATAATTCAGAGGTTGTTTTTTCTTTAAAACCTGTAACCATAAAAGGTTCTTGCTCTGATTGTGTTTCTGCCCACGAATCAAATTGTTCTATTTGTTGTTTCATATCTTCTCTTACTTCTATTAAATCATCGGTTGCACTAACAACATGTGATTCTACTATCTTGCTATCATTATACTTCATTGATTGCAATTTGTCAATAGCACTTTTTATCTTCTTTAAATAATCTCTTTCCTTGATAAACATTACTTAACACTCCTTTTTAAATCATCTCTATTATTTACAAAAACTCTAATTAATCTGGACACATCAACATTTTCCTCTTTCAATGTTTTTGGGTTTTTAAATAATACCCTACTATCATTTACTTTTAAAATGTGTTCACCATCTTCAATAACAGCGTCATCTGTATGTTTACGCCAATCATGTGAAGAATATCCTAATACATCATTACTCATAATTTCTCCTAGTTTAACTTTATGTAATTAATTTTACCCTCTACATAACCAATAACATTTTTCTTTATCTTTGGTTTTTTAAACATAGAGTTAGCGTCACCTGGTTTAAAACCATCTTTAAGTGACAATGTTATATGAGCAGAACCTGGGTTTGCTCTTTTAATTTTTTTATCTGTATCTGTAAGGAACATATCTTTGACCCACAATGCGTCAATGTTCTTATTTGCTCTATAAGCAGTTATCACAGCACCCACATTCTTACCTACTAACTTTATAAACTTATCATATATTTTTTTAGTAGGTTTATATGCAAGTGTAATATGATCTGAAACTATGTTCGGCATTGTTGCTCTTTTCTTTACAACATTACAACTTGCCCTATCTAATTCTACAGCAAAGTATCCGTTCATTATTTACCTATTTGACTTTCTGCTTCTAAATTTAAAGCAACATCAATGTCTGAATCTTCTCTCATCCATGATGTGTCTTCTTCATAATCATTCTTTTTAATTACTTCTTCGATCTGCATAAAATAGCACCAGTTATCACCAAAGGTAATTGCACCAGTATAATTTAAATCAGTATCATATTCCTTTGCATTAACTCCTAACTCAGCAGCAATATCAGTTGGGTCAGTAGCAATACCGATGTTAGTTATAACACCTTCTCTGCCTTTATCATCTCTTATTGTATCTCCTAATTTAATTTGCATAACGATTTCCTCCTTCTCGTTTTAGTTCGTTTTTGTATGTTCTAGCATCCAAACTCTTTGTAAGTTCGGGTGCAAAATCGTATTTAAAAAATTGTCTACCATTCCACAACTGACCATAATCATTAAAAAATGATTTATCATTATCAACTATGTCAGCACCAAATTCATCTGTATATGTTTTGTAGTAATCTTTACCAGAAAGTATTTCTACTTCACTATGACCTGTAGCATTTGTAGCGTCTTCGTTAAAATTTTTATCACAGAAAGATTTTATCTTTTTGAAATTATTGATACATCTGTTTATATATTTTTCAGGTACATTTCTGAATATCGTATAATAGATAGGAAAAAATTCATCATATCTATCCTCAGAGTCTTGGTATTCTCTTTTGTAAACAAGGTTAAAAGTATTATTTTTTGTAAGTTCTTTTGTCATATACACATATAATATACTATATTGGGATATAAAACAAGCACTATTCCTATTGATTTTACTAGGTTTTTAGGGTATTAGGGGGCGCAAAATGACGCACTTTAGTGAAAAACGTACTATTTCCAGTAGTTTTTGACCCATTCGCCTGATTCATACTGCATAGCGTAGTCTGGATTAGGATGACCATGAAATACACATATCTTTGCTTTCTTTTTTAAAGGGTGTTTCTTAGGTAAATACTTCTCATACTTTTGTGGTTGACCTCTTTCAGGCCATTTAAATGAGTATGTCCAATCATCTGGTAATATCTGCGTCTTTTCATGTCTTAACATCATGTCAGTTATCACATTTTGATCTCCGTGCATACCATCATATAAAGATTTATTATTCATATAATCATCATAGATAAAACTATGATGTTTTAGATTATATCTTAACACACTTGAATTAATAGTAGTTGTAGGTTGACCGAAATCTCTTATACATAAAAAATCTTCATCTCTGTATTGTGTAAAAAATTCATCTAGTTCATTAATCACAACAACATCTAAATCCATATACAAAATATTACCTTCTATTTCTAATCGTTTATCATACAGGTGCATTTTATTCCACCAGCCGTCAAACTGTGGGTCAGGTATTCTGATAGGTTTTACTCTCTCTGCAAAAGCATTGTTTGGTTCATCTGTTAAACAATAGAAATTAAAACGTCTTGTCATGTTTCTTTTGCACATACTATAAAGTATGTTTACAAACTTGACAGGATACTTTGTTCCCCAATGTACACAAATTATATTATCCATGTAAAATCCTATATGCTGTGCCATCTTCTATCTCTGGTATTGTAAATTGATTATGAGATAACATATTCAACCATGGCTCTACTTCTTTTCTGCTAGGTTTATATGGCGTGTTTATATTAGGTAGATTGTTTATTGACATATCAAAGGCAACATTATTAGCATGAGTTAATACAGGCACTTGATTTAATATTGCGTCAACTGAAGCTAAACTCATATTTGTAATTAGACAATGACAATTTTTTAAGTCTTCTTTTATATCAGTTTGCCACCATTGATTACCAGGTCTAGGTTTGTTTCTAAATTTTATAGGTCTATCTGTATGTTGTCTTAATTCACTTTTAACTTGTTCAACCCATTCGTCTTGTGTTATACCATTTACATATTGAGTAACCGTTGGTGATGAAGGACATAATAATATATGTTCACCCTCTGACCAACCTTTAAACTTTACATCAATACCTTGTTGCTCTAGTTTTGAAAGTCTATCAACAGAGCCTGTCTTACCTTTCTTTACATGAAGTCCACCTTTTACTATTCTAAAATATGTTTTGTCTATATCATGTATTACAGGTGCTGGGTATCTAGTTATTTGTTGAGTTAGATAACCATTATCGACCATATAATATTCTTCGTTCTTTTCTATACAACTTTTTATCTGTGGTATATTTTTACCTGCAAGACCCCAAAAAAAATGTACAGGTTTCATAGGTGTATCTTGCCAACCTTTTTTTATGGCAGGCCATATCTTATGTGATAAACATTTATCCCATTCTATGTTATGTGTAATAATCATCTTTTACTTCTTTTAAATAAATACTCTGCAACTTTGTATATTCTATGTAAATTGGTGACACTATTCTTCCAGTATTTTTTCATCAAAGGTTCTGCAATTCTTCTAACTGCTTTACTTCGTTTACTTTCTTTTACACCTGTTTCAAATACTGCACCACCTGACAGTTTTTCTTCTCTTGTAAAATCATCTATCATAAATCTATTTTTACTAATTCATCATATACTCTAAACCATTCATTCGCATAATCAGATTTTTCATAACCTTTAAAGTAAGGACCACCTAGTGTGAAGTGTACATTATCTGCCTTTACATTATAATCATATTCACTAACTAACCAGTTCCAGGTAAGAGGTAAACTACCTATCAAGTTCTCTGATTCTAACCATCTAAATTGATGTAGTTCTAAACCTGTCGCTGTGTTTACAAATTCAGGTGTTAATGTTTTACATTTTGCATTGTTCATCATCATCATGCTTGACCAGTTTTTCTTTGGAAAAGGTTCGTTCTTTGCACCTCTAAACTTAGCATTCTGATTGGGTTTATAATCATGTTTACAACACATCACAGCATAGTCATCATCTCTTAACTTCCATAAATTGTTTATATCAGTTCTTAATAACATATCACAATCCATGAATATAGACCAACCTTCATAGTTAGATAGGTATGGCATAAGAAATCTGCTAAATGCAAATTCTGTTGATTGATTAGGTTGTTTCTTTCTAGTAAATATATTTCTTGTTGTAGATAAATCTAATGGTGTTATTCTAACAGGTTCGCTTGAGTGTTGTCTTATACTCTCTGATAAAACACTATAAGCAATCTTCTCACCTTCATCATAACCTATAAAAATATTAATCATACTCTTGCCTCTGGACTCTTTCCTGATAACTTTCTATTACCTTTTGTGTGATCATATATGGGACCTAATACTGATCTTGCCTGTACATGTCCTTCCTTATTATCACCTATGTTATGATTCTTAACACCTTTTGCCTCGAATCTTTTTCTTACTACGTCCCATATGTATGAGTCGTGTTGTTCTTTTTCTTTATAAATTAAATCTTTATTGTACATCTCTCTCATCGCTCTAGCATAGTTTTTAGTTTCTGGATGTGACATATTAAAATATAAGAAGCCACATTCACTATAACTAGGTCTACCTAAGTGAGTCATCATACAATCTTCTCTGTGAATATTTTTACTAATCCAATCACCATCTATTGGTTTGTAAAATACACTATCTGCGTCTATACAGATTATACCATTATAAGCATTACTTGCTTGTAATATTGCTTCTGTATAAGCATAAACTTTATATGAAAATCTTACACCGTCTGTCCTAAAGTCATTATTTTTTTCTTCATAACTTGTAAACTTATGTCTATCTTTGTTTCTATCTACAAACTCTTTGAGTTCGGGTATCTGAGCATACATGCCTGTGTCTTCGTTGTAAACTTGTAATTGAAATGGCCAGTTGTAGGTCGCTCTAAATCTGTGAGCATAAGCTGCTTCTAATTTATTATTAAATGTTGTGACTACTAATATATTCATATAAATGATCCCAAGGTTTACCTTTTTGTATTTCTTGTACACTCCATTGAGCATATGCTAAATTATATAATAATTGTTCTCTTTCACCTAGTTTTGGATTTTCAATATCGTTGATACTATGAGATGAAATCTCCCATACAAAGTTGTACTGACTAGTAGGGATCACTGGCACACCGTCTAGGATTGCGTCTAAACTACTACCTGAAGTGTATGCTACACAACAATGAGCATTTTTTAAACTATCTCTGATTGTCATATTCTCGTCATATTTTACTTGTTTTGTGTCGTGGAAGTTTCTACTTATAACTTCTCTTATCTTATTACTATTCTCTGGATGATCTCTAAAAACAATAGGTCGTTTTGTAATTCTTAATAAGTGTCTTATAGTTGTAGTGACCCATAAATCCATATCTGCACCTAGTAAAGAAGCGTCATTTAGATTTTGACCTAATACTAATATGTGTTCACCATTTGTTCGCCAAGGTTTAATTGATAAACCTAGTTTGTTAAATCTATCTGGTTTACAATCTTTATTATTAAACTCTGCTAAATTGTTTAAGTAATGATTTAAACCAACTCTGTAATAATTATGTCTTCTACCAATCGTTCTTCCTAGTAGTGGTGTTTCTATTATTATAATAGGTTTTCTACCATGTTGTTTTACAATATCATCTTTTAAGATATGATGTGGTGCTCTAGCCCACTTGTAATCTTTTTTAGATAACTTTTTCCATGAACCAAACATGACAGCAATATCACAACTTTGATAAATCTCTGAAGTTGTCATTTTAGAACCAGGTATTTTCTGTTGAAAATCTCTTAACAATTGCCTATCACATTCAGCAACAGCTGATCTCTCATAAACATATATCATCTTTTTAATATGACTGCCTCACTTAAACATTTATTTCTAGGTCTGTTTAAATACATGTCATAACCTTTATCTTTAAACTCTTTTAATAAATCTTCATATTGTTTTAAACTATTTTCATTATCAATAAGTTTTACTTCAAACTCTATTAGAAATGCTTTGAAGTTTATATCATTGTCTAATATCTCTCTGCAAAAATCATACCACACACCTTCTATATCTGCTTTAATAATATCAACGTCATTCATATCATCTGACATAATAGTTTTTAAATTCTTTGTAGGTACATCAATGTATGCTGGGTCTTTGCCAAACTGAGGTAATGGTAATAGAGAATAACATTTAGATAGATCATTCTTATCATAATAAAATTTCATGTTGCCATTATCTTTCGCATAAGCAATTTGATGAAATGTCATATTCTTTTTGCCTTCAAAATCTGTTTCAAATAACTTGACACTATCTGGTGTGGGATCATAACAATGTATATTCATATCAGCATTGTCTTTCAACATAGATTGTTCCCAACCCACATCTCTATGTACACCTAATGATAATACATTCTTACTTTCTTTAACTATTTTTTCTGGCAACCAATAGTTCTTATATTGTTTAAATGTTTGAGGTTGTAAATAGACACCTTCTAATTTTTTTATTTCTGATAGTAATTGTTCTTCATTCATATAATTTTCTGATCCTTTATCCATTCTTGTAATTTTTTTGCATATGTTAACATACCTATATGATTTGTATGTTGATCTTCGTCTGCGACCTGATACTCTTTGTTTGTTAATGTAAACTCAAATAAACTATATTCAGGTTGATAATAATATATAGTATCTATTTGTTCTCTTAATTTTATAACTTCCCAATTTTTAGGATCGTATTTCATAATACCATTAATAGTATTATACATAAAATACTTTTTACCTTGTAATAACTTTTGTATTAGTAATATATTTTTGTATGAGTGATATGCTAATTGTTCTCTCATATCATAATTTTTAAAGTCTATATCATTCCACTTTTTTGTTTCAAAGTTATCAATAGGTAGTTCTGGTCCTTTACTAAATGCTTTTCTTTTAGTTCTATATCTTTTCTCTCTTGTAGATACATATTGAAATCTTGCTGGGTGTGATAAACCTATCATGTATATACCATCTTCAAAATCATAAGTCATTAATCTTCTAACAACGGTGTCTATACCTGCACCTGGACTTGCATAGTTAACTTCTTCTAAATTATTAAAATCTGCAATGTATGTTGATGTAGATTTATGCTCATCTATTAGTGTGTTAAGTTCACTAGCACAATTACCATATGAAACACTACAACCTAAATTATACAACTTTGACATTATATTTTTCCTCAAATTTTATAGCATGAAATCTATTATTCACCATCGGTTTACCTTTTATATTTAGTGACGTGTTTAATAACATAGGACAACCTGTCTTATCTTTCCATCTTTTAAGTAGATTGTAGAAACCTGGATTGTCTTTCTCACTTACGGTCTGTACCCTACTTGTACCATCTGCGTGTACTATGGCAGGAAAATCATTCGGGTGTTTACACTTTGCCACAAACTGCATATAAGGACTTCTTCTAACAGGCATTTCAAAATATTCGTGTACATCTTCCTCTAGTATTGCTGGTGCGAAAGGTCTAAACTTTTGTCTTTTCTTTATTTGATTTACTTTATCCTTTACATCATCACCTCTAGGATCAGCAAGTAAACTTCTATTACCTAATGCCCTAGGTCCATATTCTGCTCTACCATTTGCGACACCAACCATGTCATGCGATTGTATCTCTTGTATGATACTATCAATCGGATACTCACCTTCTATGTTTGTGCCTAGATAAGGTCCTTCCCATTTAAGTTTCTTTTTAGTGACAGCAGGTATACAACCTAGTGCTGAACCACTATCGCCTGGGTTAGGCATGATCCATATATTCTTTTTTACTAAACTATTAGCAACACAATTTAAAGCACAACCACCACTTAAAATTAGATTATCTTTCTTACAATACTTGTCAACTAATTTAAGTAATATTTCCTCATAGACTTTCTGTACTGAGGCTGCTAACTCAAAAGGTTTTGCCCATGGTAAAAAATCTCTACAACCCTTGTGTAGATTAGTCTTAAATAGTTTTTTGATTGCTGTTGTATAATTAGGTTTGCCATATGCAGCCATACCCATTGTTATATATTCTTCTTCGTTTGCTTTAAGACCTATTCTATCTGTTATTGCTGAGTATAATAACCCTACTGAATATGGATATTTCATTGAGTGTATCTTCTTATGATTATCCCATACCGTTAATGTTTCAAACTCACCTATTGCGTCTATCGTCAATATATTTGCGTCATCAAAAGGTGCTGTATAATATCCACCTGCCATATGTGACTCATGGTGAGATACATATTCATCAATCTTTATATTAAATTGTTTTAGATATACAGATGGTAGTTTCTTGTAATCAAATGCTTTGCTATATTGTGTGGCATATAATTGTCTTGCCTTTTTAAGTATAGGTCTTTCAAAGTAAATGACACAATCCCAAGGTCCATTCATATGTGCCTCGCTCACTATATCTAAATTTAAAAACTTATCGTTCTTAATTTGTGAGTATCTTTCAGCATGAGCAGCCCATATGATTTTATCATCTTCAACTATTGCCATAGCTGCGTCATGGTTTAAACAATTGATTCCTAAATATCTCATTCGTATAAAAATGGGTCTTCGTCTTTTGTTTTCTTTTTTGTAAACCAGTTCTTTATTTTTTGTATTAGCCTTTTAATCATTTTTCATCCTGTAAAAATTTATATGCGTATCCGCTTTTCATCTCTGCTAATTTAAATTGAGCACCTAGTAATGAATATAACCATTGTTCTCTTTTAGGCATGTATGGTTCTTCTATACAATCTAAATGTTCTAAATTTAAACTGACAGGTTTAGCAGGTGAGTGTTCACTTGTAAAACTAGGTATGCCTCTTACAACAGACTCTACTGCACACATTGAGTGCCAAGATACCATTGCCCATGCGTCTTTTAAATCTTCATGTAATGGTTTCATTAACTTTGGTCCCCATTCAGCATTATCAATGTATTTGTATCTTACTCTTATTTCTCTATCTGTATGTTGTTTTAGTTTATTTACAATTTCATTTGTCCAGGTATGTCTATCAATACCATACCATCTTGCTGTATGATAACTAGGTGGTATTACAACAATATGATTACCTTTAGTTCGCCAATCTTTTAATTCTGTTTCTTCGTATGAGTTTTTTCTAATCTCTTTATATCTGTCTTCATATTTTTGAGATGTGCTAATAAAATTCTTTTGTGTATTGTTAACAATAATTCTATACCATATATCGCCAAAGTCTTTATGAGGTACATAATTACTTGCAAAGAAATATGGTTGATCAAAGTAATAAAACTTTGTATTTGTTTCTAAACACTTTTCATATAATTCATGCGTGTTTCTAATTATACCTTGAAAGGCAACTTCTACGTTTTCTAATTGTTGATCCCATTCGGGCCAATGAAATCTATAAAATCTATCAGCTGCAACACCCTTATTAGGTCCAGGTTTTTCTGATGGTGTAAAAAACTTACTCTTTTGTTTACTAGCAAACCCTTGTATGAATTGGTCTGTCGCCCATTTTGTAGAGAACAAATAAATCATTTTTTAAATATATAATATAATCTTTTACCTGATTGTCTAGCGTTACCTGACTTAATCTCTTGTCCGTATTTCTCTCTAAATGCTATTAACATTTTATCAACATGAGATTGATTTAAAGGTCTACCCTCTAACTTTTGTGTTTCGTAAATCATTATGCCACCATCTTTTGTCATATGATAGTGACCATTAGCAATTGTGTTTTCATCTAACTTATCATTATCTCTAACTTGTATTGTCATAGCAAAAGAAAATACAACGTCATAGGTATCAGTTGACTCTGTGACATAATCTTTAAAACCTTTTGTCACCCATGTCACATTCTCTGGCAACTCTGGCGCTTGTACAAATGGTTCTAATGCTGTTATATGTTGAAAGTTATCTGCTAGTTCTACACTAAACTCACCATGATTAGCACCTAAGTCTATTAGTGTTTTATCTTTACCTGCATATTGTCTTAAATCTAAATTATCTATTCGCCACTTCGCACTATTACCAACATTTGATTTTTGATAATTATTCCATTCATTCTTTACCATATTATTTGCCTTTCTTAATTCTTCTGGATATTTAGTTCGGTTCTTTTTAGTCATTAATGTACCATTGATTAGTAATATCTTCAATCTATTTTCAAACACACTTGAATCCCAATGTCTTCTTATGTGATTAATAAAATCATCTTCTATTTCTAAATCACTTCCTTCAGGTAATGCGTATTCAAAATCAACTAATTTTATTATACCGTTATGCAATAATAGATTATTTTTTTGTAGTGTACCACCATACAACTTTATATTTGCATTGTCTAATGCCTCTGATATTTGCCATACATGTTCTAATAGTTCTGGTCTTGCTTTACCATCATAGGGAAATATCTGACCACAATAGGTCATCTCTATTGTTAGTTTATTATCATCACATTTTATTATTTGAGGAAAATGTTTATTACCCTCTAATCTTTTTAAGCATTCTTTTTCTCTTTGATACGATTGTTTACCACTACCTCTATATCCTTTACTCTGTGCCTTATCAAATACTTTTAATACTGAGTCACCATTTATGAATACTTGACTTGCTTTACCTTGTATCATAACCTGCCTTTGCAACATAATAAGCATCCACTACATCTGTCACAGGATTGTTTAGTTTAGATTGATCAAACTCTTTCATTAAATCAACATCTGTATCTTTTAAAAATTGTTCATACATCTTTAACTTATCAGCATTACCTTTACCTGTAGCATTCTTCTTTACCTGACCAGGTACAATACTTTCAAATCTTTTGTTAAGTTTGTATAGTTTATGTTTGAGTGTACCCATGTTTTCTGCTAGATTGAAAACTAGGCCTTTACTACCGTAAGAATATCCTTCTATAAAAATATTACCAATAGCAGTATTAATAATAGACATCGCCCAATCTGAAATCTGGTCGTGTCGTTGTGTCTCGGTGGTATAGGAAGCATGAAGTCTGCCATTTATCTTACCATTATAAAAATCACCTTCATATTTTTTTACATTTGTTAAGTAATATATTTTACAATTATCTAGTTTAAATGGTCCTTTACATACACATATAGCAGGACTAGTTAAACTATAATCAATTCCAATCGTCTTCTTCTTGTTCATTATCAAATACAGCGTCTTCTTCTTCTATCAAAGACTCTGCTCCACAGAAAGGGCAAGTTGTAGGTTCTATTTCCTCATCTGGCCATTTAATGTTATACTCTGCGTCACAATGGTGACATTTAAGTTTTGTTTGATTGCTCATTATAGTTTAAAAGTTTTAAATTGATCTTTCTTAACATCTTGTTTTACACCACCAATTACATAAGATTCAATCTCTGTTTCTTGTGGTGCGTTTTGTAATGACCTGCTGTTCAACCAGTGTTCAGTCCAAGGTAGTGGATTTGTGTTTATTGATTGTTCATATTTAGGTTCTAATCCTATTGCTCTCATTCTTCTATTAGCAATATATTCTACATATTGATGTAATAGTTTTTCTGATAGACCTATCATACTGCCTTTTGAAAATAGATAAGTTGCCCATCTCTTTTCTTCTTGTACAGCGTCATCATATAATTTATAAACTTCTTCTTCGGTATCTTTAATTACTTTATCCATGACTTTATCTTTTTCATAGTTTTTGTAATTGTTTATTATTCTTTGTGACATGGCAAGGTGTTGACTTTCATCTCTAGCAATTAGAGATAATATCTTTGCACTACCTTCCATAAGTTTAAGTTCACCAAATGCAAATGAACAAGCAAATGATACATAAAATCTTAAACCTTCTAATATGTTTACTGTCACTAGAGCAAGCCATAATGCTTTCTTTAGTTCATACATATCAACTGATTTAGGATCCATCTTATATTTGTATCCTAATTGTATTAGATGATCGTATTGATCTGTCACAGACTTTGATCTTTTTTCTATTTTTTGATCTGCTATTATCGTATCAAAAACATCACTAGGGTCAGAGTATAGATTTTTAATAATGTAAGTGTACGAGCGGCTATGTATGGTCTCCATGAAGTCCCAGGCGACTATAGCACCTTCTAGTTCAGGTAAAGAAACAAAGGGTAGAAATGCAAGACATGGTCCTCTACCTTGTACACTATCTAACATAGTTTGATATTTTAGATTAGATGTAAAGATAAACTTTTGACCTTCAGATAATTGACTATAATCGTTTCTATCTTTCTGTAAAGATACTTCTTCTGGTCGCCAAAAGTATCCTAATTGTTGTTGAGTTAACTTGTCAAACAAAGGGTACTTAAATGTGTCATATCTTTGTACCGCTAAATCATCACCAAAAAACATAGGTTGTTTAGTAGAATCTAAATTCTTCTCTTTGTTAAATACAGTTTTCAATTTAATCTTTCCCTTCTATTGATGATCCCTTAAAAGGGTCATTTCTTGTATCTCTATTATTCTCATCATATTTTGTTGAGGCAACTGGTCTTCTTTGTTCTTTATAAAAGAAATCTTTACTGTCGCCAAATGCCCACTTCTCTTCCTGTTCACTAAAAAAGTATCTAGTTGACACTTGAAAGTCAGGCGTCTTTAAATCTTTAGGTGTTAACGATTGTTCAAACCACAACATTCTATTATTAGGCTGAGCAAAGAATTGCCCGTTGTCAAGTTTACCAAAATTATGTTGTTTATGTTCAGCAGGTACTTCAGAGACAGATGTATTTATAATATTAGGATCACTATGGGTACTATCAACTGTAAACAAGTATTCACCACCCATTCTCTTACCACCTTTTAACATTATCTGTACATCACAATTCTTTAATAATCTTTTTGACCACACTTGTATGTCATAAGAGAAACCATCCCATAAAGATATTTCACCTAGTGATAATTGATCTTCTTCTTTTATATCTTTCTTCCATACAAAAGCAGATAAAGGAAACTTATCAAAACAAGCACCGTAATCTGGCATGTATGCTTCAAACATTAATGCTCTACCTTGCATTGATTTAACTGCAAGCAAAACACATTCAACAAATTCACCATGACCTTTTTCTAAATCATGTAAATATTCTTTTCTAATCCAACATTTTATATATGGTACATTTGCTACAAAGTTCATTATATTGTACACGAGTCACAATTCTCGTCCTCCTCTTTTGGTTTATCTTCTTTAGTTTCATCTACCCAGCCAACTGGATGTGCTGGTTCGTCTTCGTCTTTTTTACTATCATATGTATTTTGATAGTATGATGTCTTCCAACCATACTTGTAAGTATTTAAAAGGTCTTGAGCCATAACTGATATAGGTACTTCACCATTCTCAAAGTGTTCAGGATTATAAGACCAGTTACCTGATATTGCCTGATCAAAATACTTTTGCATAACAGAAACTACATTTATATAACCTTCGTTGTTAGGCATATCCCATAATAATGTATAGTTATTTTTTAGTCTTTGATAATCAGGTACTATCTGTTTTAAAGGACCTTTTTTACTTTTCTTAATACTTAAATAATCTCTAGGTGGTTCAATACCATTAGTTGCATTAGAAACAATAGATGAAGACTCACTAGGCATTTGTGCTGATAATGTACTATGTCTTAAACCATTTTTCTTAATTTCTTTTCTCAACCATTCCCAATCATAAGTAAGTTCTCTCTTAACTAATTCGTCAACATCTTTCTTATATGTATCAATAGGTAAGATACCATCAGAGTATTTTGTTCTATCAAAATAGTCGCACTTACCTTTTTCTTTTGCAACTTGCATACTTGCACTTAATAGGTAAAATTGAAATGCTTCTGTAAGTTTATCTACTTGTCGCCATGCAAGTTTCTGATTATATTTGTAACCTTTTTTAGCAAGGTAGTGAGCAAGGCCAATGTAACCTATACCTAAACTTCTTCTTGCCTTTGTAGATACTTCGGCAGATACAATAGGATATTTTTGATGATCTATTATTTCATCTAGTGCCCTTACTGCAAGATCACAAAGAGGTTCTAGTTCGTCTCTCTTATCTATCTTACCAACATTGATAGCAGATAAAATGCACAATGCAATTTCACCCTCACCATCAATATGTTGAATTGGATCAGTAGGTAGAGTTATCTCTTGGCAAAGGTTAGACATTAATATTCTATCCTTGAAAGATGAGTGGTCGTTTGAGTGGTCAATATTCATAATATAGATACGACCTGTCTCTGCTCTTTCTTTTAAGATGTCAAAGAATAACTCCTGGGCACCTACTTTTGTTTTCCACACACTAGTTTTTCTCTCTGCCTTTTCATACAGCTCATCAAACTTATCAGTACCCCAAGCCTCATACAACTCTGGTACTTCATGTGGTGAAAATAATGTTATATCTTCATCTTTGATAAATCTTTCATAAAATAATTTAGATAACTGAATAGAGTAATCTAATTTTCTAACTCTATTATCTTCGGTACCTTTATTATTTTTTAAGACAATGATGTCTTCTATTTCTTTGTGCCAAATAGGGAAGTGAACGGTAGCTGATCCTCCTCGGACTCCGTTTTGCGTACAACATTTAACTGTTGCTTCAAACTTCTTAAGGAAAGGAATAACACCCGTATGCTGTACCTCACCGCCTCTAATCCGTGAGTTGATACCTCTGATCCTTCCTGCGTTAATTCCGATCCCAGCTCTTTGGGCCACATAACGCCCAATAGCCATGTCACTGCTAAAGATACTAGGTAAAGTATCGTCCACATCAACAAGCACACAACTAGCGTACTGGCGCATAGGAGTCCTAACACCAGCCATAACAGGAGTAGGAATATTGATTTTAAACTGACTAATAGCGTCATAGTATTTTTTAACATAACTCATCCTTTTGTTCTTTGGGTATTGTGAAAATAGAGTAGCCGCAATCATCATGTACATAAATTGTGGCGTTTCATATATCATATTCACACTTCGGTCTTGTACAAGATATTTGTCTAGCACTTGTCTTAAACCTGCGTAAGTAAAATCATAATCTCTATTGTGATTAATCCAGTTCTCCATTCTATCAAAATCTTTTCTATCATAGTTTTTTAATATCTCATCATCATACATTTTTAAATCTACTGTTTTCTTAACATGGTCAAAAAAGTGTGGGTGATCCCATAGTTTATGAAAGATTTGTTTTCTTAAACTGAATAGTAATAATCTTGCTGCTACATAAGTGTAATTAGGTGTATTTAAGTTTATTAAATCTGCAGCTGACTTAATTAGTATTTGTTGTATCTCATCTGTTGACATACCTTCATAGAATTGTAGGCCACTATTCATTTCTATTTGTGAAGCAGATACACCTTTTATATCTTCTACAGCGTATTCAACCATTGAATGGATTTTATCTATATCTAATTTTTCTGTTCCTCTGCCGTTTCGTTTATTGACGTTAATAGACTCGTTTCCTGTGACCATGTTATCTCCTTAACAACGCTTGTATGAATTTAATTTAGTTAATGCTGATAGACCTGAATAGGTATTTTCTGTAATGATGTTTTGAATTTGTGATTTTGTCTTGCCTTGTAATATCATATCGTTAATATCTTTTTCTTCTTGTCCTTCTGGCCATATGACCAATTCGTAATCTTTTTCTACCACTCTATACATTCTATCTACAATTTGTTTATTTCGTGGCTCGTTATCAAAGATAAACACCACGTCTTTTTTTTCTACTGGTAGTTGTAGGTCAGCACCAGCAGCTGCAAGGCAATTATCTATAAACAAACTATCAATAGGACCCTCTACTATGTATAATCTATTTTGTAGATTTACACGTTCAAGGCCATATATTTTTTGTTTGTTTTCATCAAATTTTAAAGTAAGATATTTAGGTGTTTCTTTACCAAAAGCTCTACCTTGAATTGCAAAGACTTCACCATCAACATCATAGAAAGGTATAATCAATCTAGGATGCTCGTAAGATTTATTTAGTTCATCAAAAGTACCAGGTCTTAATTTATTTACATAAGATTGGAACTTGTCGCAATAAAATAATCTATCGTAATACTGCTTAGGTATTTGACGATTAATCAAATACTTTTTTGCAGGATGTGTGTCTTCAATTTGACTAAAGTTTGTTAAACCTTTTAGGGGTGTAGATTTTAATTTTTCTTTAGTATTGTTTTTAAACTTGTCTAATAGGTTTGTTTCACCTATTGGTTTATTACCTTTATATCTCTCTAAAACATACTGATCGTATAAAGGTCTATCTACAAGTTTAATTAGATTTGCCAGATTGAGGCCTGAACCACAATTGTGACATTTGAAAAACATTTCTGTTTTTACTTTGTAAAGATATGCCCTTGCTTTGGTTTTACTCTTTTTAGAGTCACCACATACAGGACATCTAAAATTATAGAGATAATCTCTTTTCTTTTTAAACTGCTGCAATCTAGGCTGTATTTTACTGATATAATCTAAATCAATGTAACCACTCATAACAATAGTATATACTATATATACAAGATTGTCAAGCTAGTTTAACCAAGTAAACCAACCTCGTTCCATCATCTCTGGACCCCACAATCCTACGATAATAGCACCACCTATAATCATCCATCTATACTTCTCAAGCATACCTACTCTATTACCTAGATTGACATTGAGTTGTTTTATCTCACACATAAGACGTTTTTCTGATAGTTCAACTTCATCTCTTAAATCTTTGACAGATTTGTTTAACCTAGAGTGTATATCTTCAAATTTGTTATCACTTTCTTTTCTTCTATTTTCAAGTAATGAAAATATAGCCTTATCTATATCTTCATTTTTAGATAGTTTTTCTTCATGTACAGCTAACATTGATTTAATAGATGATGATATATCCGTTAATTTGTCTATGGTATTATCTAGTTTTACATTCACATTGGCAACGGATTTTACTTCGTTTCTTAAAACCTCAATAGATGTCTGTTGCTTAACTACGTCTTTTGATAGTTGAGCCACAGTTTTTCTAGTTTCACCGTTTCCGTTTGTTCCGTTTGCCATGTGAGTATTTATTTGTTATGCGACTTTTAGCATGGATCTTAATTGAGCTATTTGTCTTATTTTCCAAAGCTTTAAAAATGTTCTTCTACGCCTTCGTTCTTTTTGTTTTTTAATTTTGAGCCAGTGTAAATTGAGTAGGTAAAGTTTTTGTTTTTTGTCATTTTGTATTGTCCTTTTGATTAGTATTCGTAGTTTTCTTTTTTGGATTAGTGTCATAACCCTCCTGTACTGTATAGATTGCTACTTTATTTGATTTACCTTTCACTTGAACATCATCTAACTTTTTGAAATTATATTTTTTGGATATGTCTTTGTAAGTATCGTGGCCAACAACTAAGGTTGCGTCATAATTTTTAGATACACCTTCTAATCTACTTGCAAGATTAACGGCGTCACCTAAAACAGAATAGTCAAATCTTTGTTCAGATCCCATATTCCCAACTACGGCCTTTCCTGAATTAATACCTATACCTATATTTAGTTTATTACCTTTACCAAAACCATCACTATCATTTAACTCTTTTAGTTTATCTATCATTTGTAGTGCCGAAACGATTGCTAACTCTTTATGATTTGCTGTGTCAATTGGCGCATTCCAAAATGCCATTATACAATCTCCCATGTACTTGTCAATAGTACCATTGTTCTTCATTATTATATCTGTCATAGGTGTTAGAAACTTGTTAATTACTATTGTTAGACCTTGAGGATTTTTTTGATACTTTTCTGAAATAGGAGTAAACCCTCTTATATCACAGAATAAAAATGTTAACTCTTTTGTTTCACCACCTAGTTTTAGTAGATTAGGATTCTGTTGTAATTTTTTAACCATCTTAGGTTCTAGGTAATGCTCAAATTGTTTTTTAATTTGTTGTTTTAATTTAAACTCTAAAACAAATCTATTAAATATACTATGTAATCCTACAAATATTATTGTTATGAATATCCAACTAGGATCAAATAGCATAAGTTGTTGTTGAAAGAAAAAGTTAGAATATACAAAACTACCTATACTCATCATTACCATGGCAGCTGCAACCACATAGTAAGGTGTAAATCTTGTAAGTATTATTAAAATTAAACCTGCAACAAAAGCAATCGCAAGTTCTATTAAAGGCATTATATCAGTTCTTGTTATTTGTTTTTCTTGTAGCACGGTCTCTAATGTAGAAGCTGTCAGTTCATAAGCGTATCTTTCACCTACTGGTGTTGCGATTATGCCACCTAAACCCTCTGCACTCATACCTATGATTACGGTTCTGCCATTAAACTCTGTAAAGTTCATATCTGCTGCTGATATAGTTTCATATTCTTTATTCCATCTTAACCATACTCTAGCATTTGCGTCTGTTTTAATTGTAGAAAAACCAGGTACTCTCATGGCTTGTACACCTGCTTCACCTGATTTAACTTGATAACTTGGTGCACCCATGGCAACTCTAATAACTTCTATTGCCATTGCAGGATATATGTCTTCTCCTATTTTCATCAATAAAGGCATTCTTCTTACAACACCATCTACCTCGGGTGCTGTATTTGAAACACCTACACCAGCAGCGTTATGAAACTTCTCAATAGGACCTAACATTCCTCCCCATTCAAACAAGAAAGGTAATGGGTCATTTACTTTTGCAACTCCTCTAGGTACACCATTCTTATTAATCTGGTTAGTGCCTATCTGTGCTATTACTATATGATATGGCAATACATCTGCTAAATCATCATCATAACCCATTCTATCTGTTTCACTAAAAAGTATGGGTACTACTATAACTTGAGCGCCATCTAATCTTGCTTTAAGTATGATGTCTGCTAATACATGTCTAGGCCAAGGCCATTGACCATATTTTTCTATTGCCTTTTCATCTATGGTAATAACACCTATGTCTTTTGAAATCTCTTTTGTTTCTGATTGTAATAATATATCAAAGGACTTTAATCTTAATATCTCTTTTATTTGTGGGTCTTTTACACCTATAAATGTTAAAACAAACAAGGTTATAAATGCAATAGTCCAGTGTGTTATATATTTCACAACCACTTACCTATTAATTTAAGAAAATATGCTATAGGTATGACACATATAGCAGCGATTATACCTTGTTCTAATAACATTATAAAAAAGATGTAAACACAAAAAATATAAAACGCTATAGTCTTCCAATGAAAGATAGCTGCTAATATTAGATCGGAAG